CGAAGATGATAGCAAGATCACCAGGACCCCATCCTCCTTGAATGGCTTCATTGACTGTAGTCCAAGGAGTAGGAACGGTAGGACGGTAATCCTCTCGGTAGCGGCTTTCGATGTCTTTGAGGTACTCATGGCCGATGTTCTTATCCATCCCTGCCTTGAGCGCCTGTTCGATCATCCCACGAATAGCATCGTAATCACCTGCATTGAGAAGATCAGCACTATCCATAAGCGCTTGTTTAAGCTTCTGGTTCTTGCAGAACGTATTGAATTCTTCCTGTACATAAGCTAGATCCTCCTGAGAGGCTTGATAAGAGTTACGAAGTTCTTCTTTGATTGCAGTCTTAAGGATTTCATTCTCGATCTTTACAAGCTCGATCTTAAGAACATCCATCGTAACGGTAGTGTGGTACTTATCAAAGTACGACAGGATATTCTTGATAATCCATTTGTGTGAATCCGCATCGAAGTAATCTTCTCGGATGGTATCACGAACATTCAGAAGGAATGTTTTGTCGGTAAGTAGCGAACCCAGTACTTTAATCTGAAAACCTTTACCGTCTGAAAACCTTTACCGTACTGACTGAGTTTCTGTAGCGTCATTTTTTAACTGTTAGAAGATATCTGAAGGTTTCTAACCAACTTTCTGTATTCTTTGTTATTCCGTGCTGGATGTTATCTTGCTGTAGCATGAGCATGAATGCTGTTGCATTCAACTGCTGACAAGGCGTGTCCAATACATCTAATATAATACTGATCTGGCGATCAGACAACTGCGGATCTATAAGATTCATCAGTCCGTGATTCTGATCAACGGCATGTTTACGTTCCAGGATCTTAGCCAGGACTTTTGTCTTCTCAACACCCTCTTCACAGATCTCGTAGACGTAGTCTAGATCCACGTTCGGGGTATCAATCAGTTTAGGGAAATGTTTGAGGATCCCCTTTATTCCTAGCCCTTTAACACCTGATAGGTTATCGGAATTATCTCCTAGCAGCGATTTTACAATCAAGTAATTGCTTGGGAGAACACCCTGCTCCTCTAGTACTTCAGCCGGTCCGTAGACCTTCTTCTTGACTGGAGAATAAATCTGAATGCGATCGTTTACAATCTGCATAAAATCCTTATCCGAAGATACGATTGTAACTTTGCTCTGATCAAACTCCTTGCCGATATAAGCAATAACATCGTCTGCTTCTACTTTATCGATTGCAAGCAAGTCAACCGGAAGCATATGCAGATATTCTACCAGCCTTTCAATCTGTGCGGACATCGAAGCATATTCCTGCTCCTTATCATCGTACATCTCCCAGTTGGTGATGCGCTTGATCTGGCGGTTGGCCTTGTAATCAGAGTTTACATTTTTTCTAGCAGCAGTAGAACCGGGTCCGTCAAAGACAACTACCACCCGGGTAGGTTCAAAGGTACGGACTAGGAAGCCTAAAGACTTAAGAAACCCTACAAGGCCTCCGACGTGGCTGCCTTGCGGGTTCATTAAGTTGATCATGGTGAAGTTGCGGATGAAGGTATTCATCGCATCAATCACCAGAATGTGATCGTTAAGCTTTCTGGGTTCCGACTGCTGGATTTTAGCCAGTAGGTCGTCGTATTTACCCATTACATCTCTAGGTTAAGATCGAACTCTACTCCGATGTCTCGGATATCCTCTTCCATGCTGCCTTCTTCCACAAGTTCGAATTCAGTCGAACCGAGAGTTGTGAGCCAGTACTGGGAGTGGTCTTTCTTGTAATTATCGATTGCTTTCTTATCGTCTTCAAGGAAGCCGTGAGTGGTCATGACAATCGCACCTCGGGTAGTAATGCCGTTGATGTGATTCTTATCTACCTGGATCTTGGTACGCTTGGCAAACTCTACCTGCTTACCTCCTTTAGTAGCCTTGATCTTACTGGTACCTGAGTTGGTGATGTTACCGAAAGTAATTACTAGGGTAGCATCGTACCACATCGCCATACCGCCTTTGTTCTGAAGCTTAGGCTGCTCCATCGGCATGCCCGGTTTCATAGTCCAGACCTTGTTAATGGCTACCAGAGTATTGGTATAAGGTTGACCTTCTTTTCTTGACAGGAGAATCTTCTGATTGACGTTATTGCCAAACTGAGTACTCATCGCACCTGCATTCCATTCGTTGTTATTCTTATTAGACCTAACCGAAAGATCGCACGGTACTGAACCGATTGAGTCCCACAGGAACAGAAGATTGTGAGGCAGTTCGCCTTTCTTCTGCTCGTCCATAAGATCGAGAATGAATGTTGCTACGTCTTCGATGGTGTTGAGATTGCCGCGGTCAGCGTACAGGAAGAAGCCTTCGTAGTCTAGGATCTCTCCCGTATCTGTATCGACTACTTCTTCGAACTGCAGACCCATCTCACGGGCATGCTCCCAACTCCACTTCATCTCGGTGATAATGAACACCGGCAGGACGCCCATCTTCTGGGCTGATACTGCAGCCTCTAGGAGGGCAGTAGTCTTACCGGTGTCACTATGACCTCGTAACAGTGTGATGTGGCCTTCAGGAATTCCTGGAATCGAAGTGATATCCTGGAAAGCTTTAGATAGAGGAATCCAGCGCTGCTCTTTAAACTTTACACTAGCAGAAGCCAGGCCTTTATTCTTCTTGAACTTCCCGAGGTCAAAGTTCTTCTTGATCGCTGCTTGAGCGGTCTCGGATATTCCTTTTTTAGCCATAATTAAAACGGTAGATCGTCAGTGTCCTTGAACAGATCGTCGAACTGACTTACTGCGTCTTTCTTTTCAGCAGCTACACTCTCAAGAGTAAAAGACTGCTTAGGAGCCTGTACTGCAGCAGGTGCGGCCTGAACCGGTGCAGGTGCTGCTTCTTCAGCTGCTTCCTCACCGCCTGATAGGTAGCTTTCAAGCTGCTTCTTGATGAAGTTAAAGTCGTACTTGGTGAATGAATCGAGGGCGACTGGCTGCTCTTTCATCCACGACTCTACTTTTGCATTGTCTTCAGACAAAGGAGTCTGCTTAGGACGAATACGTACTGAAGTAGATGGGTAAGGATTGCCTTGAGTGATCTCAATGGTCATATCCCAGCCATTGATAACGTCGGTGTAATCTCCGATCTCCTCGTCTTCTGCAAGCTGCAAAAGAGTCTTGTATACTTCCTTACCGAAGCTCCACAGACGAACTCCTTTCTCTTCCTCACCGCGTACCACTACCGGAGCAAATACACGCATCTTAGGAGAGATCTTACCTGACAAAGACCAGTTGTCCTTATCCGAAGTCTTACGAAGCTCGTTTACAAAGTTAACGATTGGGTCTTGCTCACCGAAGTTGGTTAGAGCAATCATTGGGTACTTACCGATACCGTAGTGGAAGTACAGCTCCTTGAAAGGGTAGGCTGGGTTGTCCGAAGCCGGTACGATACGAATTTGGTGTTTACCTACTGAAGGTTTCCAGAAGATCTTGTCGTAGTCGATCTTCTCACGTTCTTGACGACCGCCATTCTGCATGGCAGACATCTTTTGTTTGATGAGGGATAAATCCATAATAAAACTGATTAATAAAACTGTTACATAACTAATTTAAGAAAAATACTTGTACGATCCAACTACAGCTCGATAATTTTATGCAAGCGTGTGTTGATTCGTTTAAGTTCCGGTCCGCGGGTCAGCAAGATGCAGTTGCGGTAATCGTTCCAATCCACTTTATAGCTGGGATCTAAATGTCCGTGGTTGAGCTCTTTGATCAGAGTATTGAGAGCGTTGATGGTATAAAGGGTGTTTGATTCTTTTTTACGATGAACCAAAATCGTGTTGTCAAGAAAGTTTGCTACGTTGTTAAAATCAACGTTGTAGGTACAGATATACTCATCGCTACTTTTGGCGTGCAGTACAAAGATCTTGCTATATAGAATTGTGTACTTACTGCTGATAGAAGAGACTAGGTCGTCTAGATACTCTTCTGTAGTAAAGGTACAGAACAATTTATTACTCATATCGTCATTCCAAGTTGTTGTGTCAGTGACGAAGTCATAACCAAATATTGGTGCGGATTCAACTTCCATTATAAATAGAATTTATCAGTCTAAAACTAAATTATTGCCAAACTTAAACTTTACAGGGTATTTTCCCCCCTGTTCTAGGATTTTCTTAAGGTTTTCCAGGGTTTCTTTGCCATCCTCTAAATCAAAGTCAAACAAGATAGCATCGTAAGTATATAACGCAACCTTTGTTTTCTTGGTCTGAAGGAATCTTAGAACCTCTTTTAATATAAGAACATTTCGACTTGTCTCCAAACTCTGGATGACGTAGTTGAAAAGCTTTTGCGGATTCATATCCTTGAGAGTAGAATAGAACGGCTTTTGAGATATAGGAGCATACACTACTCCATTCTCGGTAAACTCTTTCCAGAGCTTGTTTGTGTAGGTGGCTACCTTATCAAAGAACTCAATATGACGCCATTTATCCGGCACACCTCCGTACATGATCTGGAAGGTGTTGGTTTTAGATTGACG